CCTTCCAAGGCACCGGACTGTTGAGTTAACCGCGCAAGTAGTGCGTTCATCGCCCGACCTGCCATCTCTGCCTCCTGGTTAATCAAACCACTCGTAGCTGCAAATTCCTCAAGAAAGGTTTTAGCGTCCGACTCTTCCCGTGCGCGTGCATAGTCTGCTTCTGCTATACCCTCCGCTTGATTACCGAAAGAGGAACCAGTGAGTCTGCGTTGGTTGATAGTGTTTCTAAGATTACCCATCCTCTGTGTGTGTGCATCCGACAATGCAGATCGGCGCACATCGCGCAGTTGGGAGTACCCAGGAGCCACCTTGTCTCTCATGCCAGCCAAGTCTGTCCCCAACCCCGTCAGTTGCTGCTGGAAGGGGTTTAACTGCTCACCTTGCCAGAAGAGTTGGTTGTATCCAGGAATCATCGAGGAAAGGGAGTCTCTGAAAGGAGATTGGAAAGCATTAACCATCCGTCCGTCTGGGGTCATCCCAACACCACCAACCGGAGTCGAGGCGGTCCACTGATCTGGGATCAGGTTCTTGGCCCAGTCCACATTTTGAGCTAGTGCTTGTTGTCCACGTTTCTCGGCTTTTGATCCCTTTAATGCTGAATAACCAGAAATAGCAGCGGGAATAATTTGACCCCAACTCATTTCTAACTTCTCCTTACACTCTGGAAAACGTGACCGGCACGTTCACCTTCAAAATAGTTCTCGATCTTGCCCACGAGTCTTAGTAGTCCGTATTTGCACATATGAATAAAATTAGCTCTCGTATGGTCTTCTGAAGTAATCAGAAGGGAAGTTTCATGTTTTTGGTCGTTCATAAACCGTGCGGTTGCCGACATCACCTCTCTAGGTGTTGACCACGGAAACCATACACCGTGCAGATCCGTCAACTTAGAGTTGATCGGGACCATAAAACCAAGACCTATCGGCCTTTCATTAGATATTGCTACATATATAGTTGCATTAGCACTGCGACCCAACAACTCTGCGAGGAACTCCTGTGGTTCTAAATCACGCCGGATAGATTCAAACGCACCTTTCTTATAGGCTGCGTAGACCCACCGTGCATCTCTCTCTTCTATCAAACGGTAATAACCACCCCGTTTAAGAAGTCTTTCCAGTTTTGGGTGTGCTTTAACCCGACCAGTTGATCCCGATTTCTGCGATCGAGAAGTCTGTTTTGCCCTCGATTTGCGCTTTGACTTGGATTTGACTGGCGCGTCCTGCTGCACTCCACTCTTGTCTACTGAGGCGACCGATAAAGGAGGTGCCGTAGTAGCTTGTTCCACTTCCGTAATAACTTGTTCCGCTGCCATACGCTGAAAATGTCGTCGTTGATGGAGCAGGTAGGGTCAACTCTATGGATTGGTCAAACACCGATACACCACCATATTCAAACACCAGGGTGACCTTCACCTCTTCCGAAGGTTTGCGATAGAGAATCCACCCGTTTACGTCGAACAATTGACCGGGTGGGGATTGAAAAGCCTTAGACGTTCTCGTAGATAATATGTCCGTCGTACCACCGTCTCCGTTGTAACTGCCCCCTTCCATCTTGTAGATATTGCCGGAAGTATCTCCAAAGTAGACTGCCATCTTGCTGGTAGCAGGATCCAGCATATTCCAAACAGTAGTGGGCTGAAATCCCGCAGAGTGCGTTGTGACATAACGCGACCAGGGGGAAACAAACTTTCCTAGATTATTTAATGCAGCGTTCTTGGCTACATCGTCGTAGATCGGTTTCTGGAAGACCCAGATCTCGTCGTTATCTTTGGGAAAGCAGTAGAGTTTCGCAGTATCCCGATCCCACACCAGTCTCCATTCGGTTACGGTTTCGACATCGTTAGCGATAAAGCGACTTAGATCATCTACCGTTGCCTCACCGATCGTTTGAATTCCGGACAGTGTTTCAATCGCGCCAGCCCTGCCGAAATAAACATCGTTCCCAACGTGGACAACCCCTTCATCACCAGTGGCTGCGGATCCGTTATAGAACGCTGTAATCGCGTAATCCTTTGCACTGGTCCCTGTGAACTTAAAGACAGATCCACGGATGGACGAGAACATGACCGCACCGAATGCCTCAAGCATTCCGTTAACCGGTCTTAGATCAGGCGAGAGTAGATAAAAAGGATCGGCATCACTCAGCAAGGAAGACGGTCGATCAGCTACCGAAAGATTGTCGTAATCTTCCAGTTTAGATACCGCTATCAGATGCGGTGTGTCAGTACCCGCTTTTACGTTTCCAAACCACGCACGTTCATTCTCAACAAAACAGTATTTGGCGTAGAAATCCGCTCCCAGGTTAGTGGTGACATCCGAAAGCGCAGTACCGTTCCATTCTTTAACCACTTCCAGTTTAGCCAGGTCCGTAATGAGAACCTTGTCGTCGAGTGTCCAGTTTGCGGAGAGTGGTCCGCGCAACTGGGAACCCGCATTTACAGTTCCTCTGGATGTAAATGTAGTTGTCCCATCCCACTCATACACCACATCACCAGCCTGGACGAGTGTAGAGATCGTGCCATCTTTCTTTACCAACTGAGCAAACCCTTTTATATCGGCACCGTTGGTTGCGGTCCCCATCAACTGAAAAGGCTTGCGCGGTTTGTAATGTGAGTTATCAAGACTCATGCTGAAATTCTGTCCAGCACTACACTCGATTTCTTTTATCTCATCTTCGGACGCGACACTTACAATGCCACCTCCAAACCGTAGAATCGTCTGAAACGGTTTAGCCGGTTGATTCTCCAGCATTAATATTTCCCAGGATAATCTAACTGCCTGATGTGGTCCGCACCTCGCGCAATACTCTTCTGGTACGCTGCACCGTCAAACTTCTCCTTGGATTCCCGGTTCCAGACCTCTTTAACTGCCTGGATAAGATCGTTGACGATCGTATCTACAAACGGGAAGGTATCGGTTGCGCTATCCATATAGAGTCGCTTGCGATAAATAAAGGTGTAGATCTTTCCCGCATCTCCCGTATCCGGGCCTCGATCCACACGGAACTTCCCATTGGTCGGGTTGATACAGTAGTAAATTGGCAAACCGGTGTAGCTCGCCGGTTGAGATTGGTCTTGGAACATACCCGCAAAACCACCAGGGTATTCAAAAAGATATTGCCCGTTGGTCTGGTCAAGCAGAACATTGGACGATAAAACATCCATATCGGTTGGCACATCGTACTCACGCTGCGCTGCAACCAGAGTAATCGTTCCCTCTTTTTCTTCTTTAGGAAGGTCGTGACCCGCATCGTACAGATCGGTGATTACCTCATTCCAGGCTTGCACCATAATGTCGATGTCTGCCTGATGACCGCTGTCGGTTAACGATGTTAGGTCGCCAGAATCGCCCTGTATGATCCTTACCCGCTTTAAGGAAAGGTTGATCGCATTTAAGAGGGTATATGCCAATTAAAGTTCCCTGAGAAGTTTCTCATATTCTTCCAAAAGATATTCCCGAGTAGATTTCCGATCGCACTCGATACCTACCTTTTTGCAAAGTCCAAGCAGACCGAAATGCCGGAGAGTCTTTGCCCTTTCGAGCGAGATAATGGTTTGCTCCGGTGCTGTTTCGATCAGCAAAATTAATTCATCTTTCGTCGGGGTTGCTGCATCCCGATCGATCAACCCCTTTTTTATAGCGACGTTGAACAATTCTGTTCTACGCATCATCTGCAAGGGATTGTTACTGCCAATAGTTTCTGATTCTGGGGTTGAAAAAATGAATGACGACATGATTACTCCTTATGTAAACCGATAAGAAAAGGGGGACCGAAGTCCCCCTATTCCGTTAGACCTTATGCAAGGTCGGTAGCACCACTCACGATGTTCCTGATCCAGTTGCCATTCAAAATCTTGGCAGCCATCCAGGACTTCCAACCCATCGTTGAAAGTTCGTTCAATGGGTCAGCTACACCACTGGAACCGCGAGACTTGCTGATAGCAAGAACGGCTGGGAGTTTGTCTCCCGCAGTGTAGATTTCTTTGATGTGTTCAGCACCAAATCCCAACGAACCAACCGAGTCTTTACCGAACACCACGCTGTCGTAGGTATCGATAGTTACAGCACCCGTCGAACGACAACCGGTTGCACCAACTGCAACACCACTGTTGTCATCGATCGATCCTTCCGAAGTGGATAACCAACGCACACCAGCTACAGCACCGAATTCACCCGGCGCAGTCGAAGTCTGACTGGCATAGGTTTCAACAGCGTTAAAGCCGGTCAGAGTGCGGATATCTTCCTCGACATCAGGATGGCATATCCCCCAGAAAGACTCACGGATCGGTGCGGTACCAATGCTTCGAGAACCTTCAGTCTGTGCCATAAACGCTGTACCATCGTTGCGTTTGATCTGGTTGACTGCGTTCTTGATGTCGTTCAGCTTGATAGCTGTTGCGACCGAAACACGGTTTGCCACGCCGTTGGCGTAGATCTGAGTTGCGTTGTCTTCCATTTCATCGCGCTGTACGCGGTTGATGGATTGACCTGCGTTGATACCAAGTACTTCTACTAACTTATCTGCTTGTCCGGTGAAGTTGCATTATCTTCAGACAAGATCGTTAGTCTTGTCCCGCTTTCGCTGCTGCATCTCGTCGATGCAGATGAGACTATCTCTTAATCCCTTTCGGGATTCTCTGCGCTTCGGACCACTTGGTCCTACTCCCTTTCGGGATAGTCGTTGAACGTTCCTCGTTAGAGGCTTCGCTGCGGATTGCCCTCGCCTTTACGTTAGGGGGTTCCCGCAATTCACAGAGTTCACTAATGCACGTTACCGCGCACTGGGGCCATATTAACCAAATCGACTTCTTCGTTAAGCAGAATGTAGTTACCGTACTTGGAGACGGCTTGTGTGATGTCAGACACACTCGGCTGCACGGCATCTCGCGTTGGGAACGCGACGTTACCGGTCAGTTGTGAGAGTGCAGCAGACACCGGGGTGAGGTTTTCGATCCTACGCCATTTAGCGGTGAAGGATCCCGTGTGTTCCCGGATTTCAGCCGGGACACTACCTACAAAATACGGGCAGCGTGCTTTCGCGTTTCTCAACAGAGTCTGTTGAAAAACTACGTTAACCGGACCCGCAATTTGAGTGGTAGTGGTAATGGGACTAGCCATTTACTACTCCTTATATATATTGCGAAGTGTTGAGGTTGAACTGGTCCTGTTGCACCTCATGCCGGTTTCGGTATCGGTGTACGTTCTCAGTTTTCTTCCCCTCTCTCATGCCACCCGTGGTATCGAGAAGGTCGGATTCTTTTACATGAGCGAATCTTTGTAGTGAGCGAACTCAGCATCGTTCATGTTATTTAAGTCTTTTGTACTGGGTGCATCTGGTTCTGAGATGTCGGGCTGGGATTCGACCGCAGCACGCATCGCAGTCTGATCCGCAGTCACACCGGGATCAGGACGTTCAAATATTTTGGCAATGTCCTGCGACATTCCACGCATAACCTTGTCCCATGCGCCGGGGTTGGAGTGACGCTGTGCAAATGCGTTTCCAATTCTTGGATCCTGCTGGACCCGAGCAGTTACCAGACCTTCCAGATCCTGGTTAGACAGGTTTGAAAGAGTCTCGTTCAACCCACGCAGTTTGCCCATCTCAGAATCTATTTCAGTACGAATCTGACCCTGCTGCTGCTGGTGAACATAGTGTTCGATATTCGCCAGCCGGTCATGTTCCACTGGTTCGTGCTGTGGTGCTTGCTGTGGTTGCATCTGCTGATCGAAGTCAGACAAGATGTCGTCCAGCGATTCTTCCTGTTGTGGTTCTACTGCTTCTGGTGCCTTTTCTTCAGCCATGATTACCCCTTAGTAGGTCGATGATGAATTGCTCTCCGGATCGTCTGCCGGAATCGAATATCCACTTCTTTTCAGAAGAATCTGGTGTCCACCTGGGAACATCCGTAACTGCTATGTGGTCAAGCAGAGAGGAAAAGTCCGGGGTCGATCTGAGGTGCGCCAGGAATTCCTTGAGGTGCGGGGGCAACTCCTGGTGGTAGTCCGGGGATTGGGGGTTGTTCAACTTGTGGTTGCTCCTCTGCTAGATACGCCTCTAAATCCAAAGCTGGGTTTGCACGCCTCAGAATATCTCTACGGATCGCATCCAAATCAAGTGGGCGACCGCCCATCTCTCTAATCTGCGGATCCAGTTCAAGCAGCATCTGGAGTGCCTGGAATTCCTTCTGCTCCTGCTCTCTCCGCTCGATGGGTGAGGAGGAACCGAAGACCTCTATAAAAGCCTGTTCCGGTACATGGGTACGGTTAACGTCTACATATCCGGCGTACTGCGGGATAAAGACAGAAGTCTCACCCATTCCCTTGCGTAACATTGCCAGTTCCATCTGGAGAAAGGTAACGAGGGATTCAGTAAAACAGGAGATGTAGTCCACCGTCCTGGCTTGTCCGCGCACAAGTTCCTGATCGATCGCAAATGCGGTCTGGTGGGATTTGGTCTGTGCGCCTAAACGGGGAGATGAAACACCCGTCAGTTCTTCGTACTGTTTGAGTAATCCAAGATAGATGTTAAACAATGCACCGGCATTGCCGATCGATACGGGTTCCGGTTTGGTCAGGGACATCCACAATGCACGGGGTTCTATCCTCGGGCCACCCTGCGCCTTCCAATACTGGTCATTCGGGTCGCACCAGACCGGTGGTTCCGTTTCCAGTATCTGCGCTTGCATCGTGCGACTGAAAGCCTCAGACGCTGCCATCTGGATGGGTACACCTTTCATAAGTGGAGAAACCCCGTATGGACCCATATTCTCCAGGTGATAATTACCTGTTATAAAAAGTCGGAAGGGATAGGGGTTCTCGCGGTATCTCACGACCTGCAAGTTGGATCCCATCGCCAGGGTAACGATGCAGTTAGGCAGGAAGGCATCCTTCCCGCTGCGGGGGATAACGCAGTCACCTTCGTACTCCATCAGGTGAACGTGTCCGTCTTCGGTATGGAGTTTGGCAATATTGGCTGGCATCCAGCCACCACTCATCGTCTGCGTGTCTCGGCTTTTCGCTGCCATCTTGAGATCAGTCAGTTTCTGCCGGTAAGTGCGGATAACCGAAGGGGCAATCATCATCCCCTCTCTCGCTACCATCTGGGCAGAGGTATCGAGATAAGTGTTTTTAATATCTCCGGGAACAAGCACCGGGATCTCCTCCCGTGACCGGAAGGTTCCGCGATAGTCATTCGAGAATACTTCTCGTTTAACCCAGCGGACATGACCAATGTAGGTTCCGTATTTGAACGCTTGTACGTTGAGACAGTCCACAGCAGCACGGAAATCGTACTGACCGTGGAAGTGGGCGAGGATTGCCTGGGTGAGTGCGTTCAGATCAGCTTGGTCTGGGGAGACAGGAGTCGCAGACTCGTCCCCGGAGATAAGCAGTGTGGATTCAACAGCACGCAGGTATTCGTCCGTAGACTTGGCATGACAACGAAACCACTCCTTCTCCCGTGGGAATAGAAGTCGTCTTGCGTCAGCAGTCAATACTTCCAATGCCTGTGCCTGTAATGGCAGTTCCATCTCCGGCATCCAATCAGTACCCGGTCGCTTTTCCCGTGGAGAGGGTTTCATGCCGACCTGACGATCGACTTCCTTCCACTGTTTCTCCAGGTCTTTCCTGCGGTCCTTTCTCTTATCGAAATCCGCTTTTATAGATTCAGCCAGTCTGCCGAAATCTCTTTTATCAAACCGTCGAGCCATTAAATACCTGCTGGTTGTCGTCTAATAGTTTCTGCGCGTCTTCACGCGATAGTCGTAGTCTTTCGTAGCTGGATAAACCTACTGAATCAAACCGGTACTGCGCCATGTGCATCTTTTCTTCTTTACCTATTGCGTAAACAACTTTCCAATGCGCTTCTTCCCTATCCTGGTCCGCATGGGAAAACTGTTCTGCGTAGTAGCCGTCTCCATTTCTCAGTGCTAGTTTTTGGAGGTTGTCGTAGCCTGATTGAGACAGGATTTCACCGAATTGTGTTGGGGTCATTTTCGCCTTAAATGTGCCTTGGTCTTACCAATCGCCTTTTAATTTTCAAACACTTAAATTTTATTTTCATCCGATTTTTGCTGTTTTCAAGATTTTGCAATCGATGGAAGATTCACTCTATTTTTATAGAGAGCAAATTGAGTTTTTGAATTTTGGGAAAAACACGTTTGGTAAAATATGAATGTCGGATAAGTATTTCGACACGCTATTTAACAATTTAGAAACAACAACCGCTACGCAAGTAGCAAGGAATCGTTATGCCAAACGTAACTAAAGAAAACCTCAAAAGGTATTTCACTTTGTATCCAGGCATCAAAGCTGGTTGGGAACTTGATAAGCCTGAGAAGCTTCCTGAGTTCCACTGGTTCATCTCATCATGGTTAGGATGGAATGCTGGTACTGACCTTTGGGAAGTAATCAACATCAGAAAACGAAACGATACCGGAACTATCTCTGCCGATTATGCAAATCTGTTCTGGGTTCCTGGTCCCTTAAAGCAAGGGTACGACATTATGGACTACCAACCTGAAGTCGATGGTCTGGTCTTCGTATCCAAGCTGGAATGGCCCACAAAAAAGGGGCGAAAGTCATAGACCCCGCCCCACTCTCAAAATGAGAGGCAACCGTCAGATTGCTGGATCAGCTTACCACAACCCCGCTTCGGCGGGGTTTTTTATGCACGCATACTCATAACGGGTCGGGTGTATCGTTCTACACGCATCGGAACGTCAGTCGTGCCGTAGCGTTTCATCATGATGCCGTACATCGTCGCCTTGACCATATCGTCTCGCACAGCGACCAGTCGCCCCTCTTTACGATGTAGATTCCTGAACTCGGCAAACCATTCGGACAGATGGGAGAACACGTAAAAGCGTCCGGTCTTCATCCGCTCAAGCATTTCCATCACGATCGGTTCGATCGGCTGTGCGCCACCTTTGTCCTTGTCGTAGCGTGCTGATATCCCCAGCATATTGACTCCGGCATCTGCATAGTGATCCCGAAGTGTCTTGCCTCCGGACTTCTCCCGGTTAAGACCATCGTGCGGGAAAGCAACCGGCACCCACTCTCCTCGTTTCTTAATTGCATCCGCATGGTAGATCGGGGTTTCGTTTGCACGCTTGTAAGCGTCGTACACGTACAGCGTGTCGCTATCACGGTCCCAAGCAATCCAGGCAGCAGCACCGGGGTGACTTATCCCGAAATCGATTCCGCAGATTCGGGTCCAGTGAGATGGAATCTCAAAAGCGGGTACCGAGATAGATCCCTCATCCACCGGGAATACTCTGCCCTCTCCCATCATCGGCACACCACGGGTTCTCGCATCCCTCTCGTATTCGGGATAGCTGGAGATAAACCGGGACTTGTCTTCTTCGGACAAGTGCTTGGCATCGTCCCACGTAGCCGTTTGCACGTAGGTGCCTTTCTTGCCGTCCTCGAAATGACGGACCAGATCCGTCTCACCCAGGAGAGGCGTAAAGGTTACAAATAATCGACCTTTAGAGGTGATGATACGGGTCAGGCATTCTGTATAGATTCGGAAGTCATCCGGTTCTTCATCTATCCAAATCCAGTCCGGGGCCGTACCCTGGAACTTTCTCCAGGTCTGCTCTGCCGTCTTGAACATGATCTGGGATTCACCCGTCTTGTGTTTAACACGAACCATGTCTACAACATTCGAGACTCCAGCCTGACGATAGCTCACCTTGCGGATATCGTCTGCCGGTATGAGTCCCGTACCGACCGGATCTCCCAACAACTCTTTCTGGCATATATCCCGACTGGTTTCGTTGGTTATTGAAACGACCCAACCCAGCGTGGACTTGCGATAGCGTTTGCCCTGCCACCCTTCCGGATACTTGCCGGTTGCCCAGCAGGTTGCCAGGTAAGCTGCCGTTGCAGTTTTGCCAACACGGTTGGCTGCACGCAGCATTAACTCTTCATTATCCAGCGTGGCATCCAGGAACTGCTGTTGCCAGCGGTAAGGTTCCCATCTGAAAAACTTTCTGCCGGATATTCTCCGGTAAACTTCTTTTAACGCTTCTTCACGATTTAGCTCCATTAGCGTTTTTTCTTTTTCTCCATGCCGTTAGGAATCAAGTAACCCATAATGAGTGGCATGACCATACCTGCAATCAACACCGCACCAAGAACCCAACCTCCGGTGGATACCACCTGTCCCAACAACGGCCAAAATCCTGTTACGCACTCACTCATAGTCCCGCTTCCGATCGATGTGGCTTGAACTACCGCACTGCTGACAAAAGCAGTTGTCGTGGCACCCAAAATCTGTGCAGTCGCACCCCCCAGAGAGGCACTCACCACAGATGCAAGGCCGACCGATCCGGCTATGATCGCTGACTTTTTGAGTGTCGTACATCCAACTAAGAGACAGTAGGCGAGGAATACCAACCCGTAATCCACCCAACTACGGCGACAGCGAGAATCACAGCCAGTGCCACTGCGAATCTTTTCTTTCCAGCGGATAACTCTTTCCATTTTTGCATAAAGACTCCGTGTCTATAATATGTAGTTGACCCAAACAACCAACCCGATTGGTATACCCAGGATTAAAGAGATCATGCAAGCTGGGAAGACGTATTCAGTCCAGTGCACTTACCCACCCTTCTGCTGCTGCATCATCGAATCGCGCTGTCCTGCGAAGTACCGATCCATAATGGTTTCAAGACTGGTGATACTTTTCTCGATATCCTCTAGCCGGTAGAGAACAACATCCATCCCTTTGATCGTGGACTTAACATCGCCCATATCAGAGATCAGGGTTTTCAAATTATGAATCTCGGTTCCGCAGACACGCGCCTCTTTTTCAAGCGCAGGAATCTTACTGTCTACCAAGCTGGCTACTCTCTGCACTTCTGAACTAAGACCGCTTGCCCACCAGATGGCAGCGACCGATTGAACCGTAAGGAAGAGGACGACGGTGATTACGCGAGAGTCGATTTGCATTAGTCTATAAACCCGTAGGAGCGGTAGAAATCGCGGACACCTGCGTAATACCCACTAGACCTGTCTCCAACCTGCGGGATGGTGTTTCCAGAAACCGTATCAGTCCAGGCTGAAAATATTCCCTCGCCGGATGTGAAGTCGGTGTAATCAGAAAAGGCACCCATATTTCCTAATGGGGATTCCAGGACATCCGTCCCTGTGATCGGGCTAGGCATTAGTTGATAATGTCCGCTAATGTTTCTTGTATTGTTTTATGCCTACGTGGGCCACCACCTATCCTAGCTGTTGGCGACTTAGTGACAGCCCCACCGGAACCTCCACGTTTTCTCGGTTTGTCCAAATCCTTTTTGAATTTATCGAACTCTGCGTCTGACATCTGATTCAGAGTTTTACTTTTACCACGCATCTCGTTTAACAATGCATTATCGTCGTGGAACCCGTGGTAAACGGTTGACGGTTTAATAACTGAATAACCACTCTTATCCAACCGCACTGGTCTACTCTCTGCACGGATAGCTTTTAGAGTCTTTTTTTGTTCTGAAATGGTTTTCCGTAATTGCTTTATCCGCTTCTGAGTTTTTTCCTGTAAGGGAGATCCTTCCGGACGATTCTCTTTTGAGTTGCGTAGAACTTTTTCCGAAGTCCCTAAAGAATTCTGCGACCGACTAATTCTTTTTCTCTGTTGTTCGATTACATCCGCATTAAAATCTTCAGCCACCACCATTCTCCTTGTAGTTGCGGAACTCGGGATCTGACATCAACCTGATCTTCTTAGCATGGTCGTTTCTAGATTGACCGATCATGTCCGAGAATCTGTGGGAGAAAAGTTCTGCCTCTCCCTTCGTATCGAAAACCATAAAGTCCTTCTTATCCATCGCCCATTCACGCGCCTCGTCCTCGTTATCCGCACGCATGAGTTGGCCTTTAACTAACCGGATAGAAGGAAAGACTATCCACTGTCCACCCAAGCCTCTCTGATTAAGAGGTGCGGACATCGTGCGGACAGATTCGTTTGCCTCAGTCGTAGGGGTAGCTGGATCCAGCGCACGCAGCATCCACGTAGGCGGGTTATCCATCGAAAAGGTCTTGTCGATCTTCCCCGACATCTTCTGATCGACAGCTTCCATCTCCGCTTGGGTTAACGGCTCATCCGTCCCCTTGAAATAAGTCCTGGTCGTAGTGGAATGAGGTTGAGGCATATCGCCTCCGGTGATGGGGATCTTTATATGTGGCACTACTTCTTTCTCGTATTAGGACGCAAGGACGGGTACTTCTTATATACGGCCCGTTTAATACCCGCAGGATTGGGTGCGTTGTGAGCAAGCTGCAAAGCGGACTTGGCGCGAGACATATTGTTGATCGGAAAAGATCCAGCAGGTGCACCGCCAGAAGGTCCGGCAAAGGTCTTAACCCTCGGGTAGTTACCCACGTTGGAACCCCCCGGTTTCTTTCTCGCCTTACGCACTCTCAACGTCTATCTCCTTGTACTCTGTAGTAGGTACGTTCAGCACCCGAGACAACTCCGCAGCCAGATTCAGATCTTCCTGGGCCAAGGCTTGAATAAGTTCCGTATCCGATACGGCATGGATCGAGATATCCGTCTTCTCCCGGAACATTCCCAATTCCTTGCCCTGCAATTCCGCTGCACGTACCGCAGGACCGAACTGCTTCTCCTGGGCAGCACCCTTCTTCAACCCTTCCAGATCCGTCATCACCTTCTTCTTATCGAACACGATCTCGGAGAGTGCCTGTTCTGTAGACTTATGCAGTGTCTGGATGTAGTCCTGGACAGCCTGCTTTTTCAACAAGTTACCCGCACCACTCGCAGCATTCGCCGGACTTCCGTCTGGGAAAGCTATCCGGTAACTCTTAGAGGGACTACCGGTTTTGGCGAACTCCTCGCAAAAACGTCTCTGCTTCTGCGTGAGTCCGAACTTGTCTCTGGATGAGTTCATAAGAGGCTGTGTTCTAAAAAAAAACGGTGTGAGTTGGTTGAATGATTGACGGGTCATATAAACGTATACGCAACGACCAGGGGGGGGTGGCCGTCCCTTTTTTTATAGTATCGACCGGTCGCACAGCATTGGCAATGCTACGGTCTGCCCTAGTTTCCTCGGGTAAACGTGCGACCCCTTCGGGTTGGTACCCAGGTTGGCCCAGGTTTGTCGGTTGAGAACTGTCGAACACTCAGAACTAGCCGAACTGACAAACCGGCTAAACCGGCCTGTACGGATGTACGCAAACGATTGAAGTTTGCTAGTCGTCACATAAACCCCGGCACCCTGTAGCACTCTGTACCTTTCTAGGCTTATACGTAGTCCTACCCGGTATCACTAATACTTATTGGTACTGTTGTACCTTATCGCGGTAACATTAGTCCCCCATTAAGACTACAGGAGTTATACAGATGTTAACACTCGAACAAGTAATTGAAGAATTGCAGGACTTAATCGGTTCTATAACCTATACAGGTGAAGGATGTAACGGACTTAAAGATATAGAAAAACTACCCTTCCCTGCTGGACGTAGACAATCTTATATAGACCAATTCCAATCAATACTAGATCAGTTTAATCCCAACCAAAGGGAGTGTGATTGGTGTCATAAAGACCACACCCTCGACAACCTAAAGATAGATGAATTCGGCGAGAACGTATGCATCTGGTGTAAAAGTGGCGGTTGGGAACGAGAGTCTGGTGTTGGTTGTGGTCATTCCGTTAGCGGTTAATAGGTTAAAGGGTCGGCATTTGTCCGGCCCTTTTGCGTATTAACTGCAATGGGAGATTGTATGACTACAGCACATTTAACTATAAAGAGTAGTAACGCTAAGACCGGCCCTATACCGGTTAGTACAGTATCAGAAGATAGCTGTCCGGATTGTTGTCCGCTTAAACGGAAGGGTTGTTATGGTGACGGTGGTCCGATCCGCTTGCACTGGAACAAGGTAAGTTCTGGTGAACGTGGGACTAGTTGGACTGATTATGTTTCTAGCGTGTCCGCTTTACCAGATAGCACTCTGTTTAGGCACGCGCAAGTCGGAGACTTTCCCGGAGACGGTAAGCGGTTAGACCGGGCCAAGTGTATCGCGCTGGCGAAGGCGTCTAAGGGTAAGTCTGCTATTGCCTATTGTCATTACGATATGACCGGTGAGTTTGAAGGTAAAGCTATAGCCCGACATAACCGGTCAGTTGTCCGCGCAATGGCAAAAGCCGGATTGAGTGTCAATCTGTCCGGTAATAACCCTCACCATGCACAACGGTTGTTGGAATTAGATATCGCGCCAGTTGTAACCGTGCTGCCAACTGATCACCAGGAAAAGCGGTTTGCTATTCCGGGCGGTTATCCGGCCGTTGTCTGTCCCGCTACTTATAAAGACAACGTGACCTGTTCGACTTGCAAACTTTGTGCAGTTTCTAAAGTGTCCGCACAAAACGGTATCCGACCCCGCGTTGTTGTCGGGTTTCCCGCGCATGGTTCAAGTAAACGTAAAGCTACACAAGTAGCACGGGGTGAAGTATGAGCAATCAACGTGCCTGGATGAAATACACGGGTGATGATCGATTTAACCGTGCAACTGAATTGGTGAATAGTTATAGCCCGTCGGATGTATCGGTATTACACAACTATCTAATTGGCAATAGTTATTACCAACGTAATGACCCGCGCGCCGAATCCGGTATGCGGTCAAACCTTATCCGCTTTTTTTGTGATGTTCACGCGTTAGACCAATCTGACTGGAATAAATAACCATGATCAGAAATTGGCTATTAATTGTTGCAACAAGTCCGGCACTCGTTTTATGGGGTGCTGATCCTGTAGTCGTGACACCGGTGACAGTTGGTGTCGCGACTATCTATCTATTAATACATGGGGCTATTAAAGATGAATAAGCTATTAAGTGTTACCCAACGTTGCCCGAATCAGTACGTAGTCGTACGTATGACGAAACACGGGAAAGTTACCACTATTGAAAACCGGATCAAGCCGGAAAACCGTCGGTACTCTGTTAAAGATATCCGACGCATCAAACAATAGTTACCCGCAATCGACCCGGTGCTCAGGTGCCGGGTCTTTTTTTTACCCTAAAAACGGAGATTTATTTATGAAAACCGAAACGCTACCACCGTCCGGTCACGATACTACCACCGTCACGACCATGTACGGCATATTCACACTATGCAATACCGAATGCGGAGAATTCGCTCAGTTAATGTGTGATGATGAGCCGGTACAGTTTGAAACTATCATGGAAGCCGAGCGATTTCTCGAAGAAGTCGGATTGATTGAAGATGTCACAATCAGACCGATATCAGATGTATTCGGGAGTCGAAGTAAAGCAAAACATTAAGGTACTGAACTATGACCGCTTTAGCCCCCACTTTTGTGGGGGTTTTCTTTGAGTGTCTCGTGTAGCTTGTTGATTGTCCTGGATACGATATCAGTACACACCCACGGTAGCACCCCATGTATGAAGGCTACCACCGTCACGACAGCCAGAATGCATCCTATCTTCCATATGTAGAGTAGGTGAGGGATATATTCGTATCCGCTTTTTAGGTGTTTAAGGTCTAGCACCGTCACGAGGTCTTATCCCCATAGAAGTCCCATACCTTTTTACCATGCAGCCGGTCGAGTCGCTTGCGTTCGAGGTCCGCTGGATCTTGAGCAGCAAACCATTCTGAATTGGAGACACTACCACCGGTCACGACTTCAAATCCTGATGCAACCATAAAATCCGGATCTGCGTCTGATGTAATGACTTCACCCGTGATTGCATCTAAAAATCGTTGTGTCACTCCAATAAAAAAGACCGCTTTTGAGCGGTCCGGTCATGGTTACTACCTATACAAATAGTGTAGCAAACTTTGGTCCATTAAGCACCTATCCCAGCTTGTGATTCAACCTCGACAGGCGAATGTCTAGCTCAGTCAGCGTAGGCAACACGGTCTGTTCGTACAACCGCTTCCACCGTCTCTTAAACTTTCGATGATCCATAAACAGGAACTTACCCCGCGATCGATCACTCGGTCGTTTGAGTCCGGACCCGAAACAGTTTTCACACTTGTGTATGCCAATGGTGCCGACACCCTTGCAGACCTTGCACCGGTTTTGTTTCTTGCTTTCTTCGAGTCCGAGCAGGATCAACCCATCTAGCATGATCCGGTCACGATCGTATCCCAGCTTTATACACTCGGGGATCAGGTGCAACACCAACTCGTCACGCTTACCTTCTTCACCCAGGTAGACCACCCTGGCGTAGAGAGACACCGGTCTGCCCAGCTTGGCAAGGGCAGCAGCGACATCTGTCGGGACTATCTCAGGGAATCCGGATCCCCGTTCCATACTGGGGCTACTGATCGCTAACATCTTCAGAATCTCGCTCAAAGAGTTCCTCCATTAGTCGGGTTGCCACATTAGAAGGTACCCACAGGGTCACGCTTGCCCCTTTGTCCCTTCCAGACTTGGACACCCAATGAATGTCCGAGGCCGGAACCTCTACCACCGCACCAGATTTTGTTACGAAAGATCGACCGTCCGACATATCCACTTCCCCTTGGCTTTTCTCCAGCCATGAACATGAATACCTATGTTTGCATCTCGAACTCGTCCTACGTTTTGGTGATTGGTAATCTTTTTTATTCTTGCGGATACATTGGATCCAGATGTGGTCTGAATCCCTAACACATCCCCGTCTGCTGTTATGCAAAGCAGATCCAAAAACCCAAATAAATCGTGCAGTCTGCCACCGGCCCTGCGTTCTACTATGTCAACCAGACAACCCTCGTCCCGCAGCTTCTTGAGTGATCTAGCGGTCGGACTCATAACCGCTCATCCGGGATCCGCTCACGATCGACAGCCACCCCAGACTCGACCCAGTGCCGGAATACAAGGCAGGTGTGGCTAAGATCAGCACACCGCTGTTCGTATTGGCAGTCATCACACGGTCGCTCATCTGCTGCGCCGACACTTCGTTTGATGGAACACTTCTTACAGCGTTTGACCAGACCATCCTGGTTACTCGCTGCCCTCCCGAACTCGCTGTGCGGTTTTGTCTTCAAACACATCGTGCACTCTTTGAAAGCATCCGGGGACGGTGGGAAGTACGCCGTCGAAGAAGCGGTGGGCCGTGATGGAGACAAACTCAAGCAGCCCTCGATTTCTTAGCCATTCCATCCGCAGTCTTTTTCCCTGCGGTGTGTCGCTGAAGTAGACTTCCGAGACGACGGTTCGTGTGTTCTTTGAGTCGGTACTGCCAATCGACTGTTGTTTCTCCCTCTTTTGGTGCAAGTCCGGCATCATTCAAGGTCGATGCGTGGAGTACGCGATACGGGATGTGCTGGCCCTGGAAGAACTGCGTACTGTATTTGTCGGAGTGGCATCTGTTGCATCCGATTTCGGGGTGAAAGTGAGTCGCCACTTGCCCACAAGGGCAATGAGTTTTCGGACCTTCTTCCGCTTGTGGATTCGTCTTGTCGGGTGGTAGTTCATCATTCCATGATTCTCCGTTGACCCACGGGGCCATACCTTTTATGTAAGGGTTGCCCCGCATTCGTGAACAGTATTGTCTTGCGCCTTCTGTTGCCTCGTCTACGTTCTCTTGGGTGATCCATCTATCCCATGCCTCTGTCGCTTGGCGTTTGTTGGATCCCGCACGCCAGCCGAATTTCCATGCCTCTAAAAATGCGGACTGCTTATAGTCAGGCCAGGATGAAATTATTTGATCTGTAGTTTTCTTGGTTGCCATAGGCACCTCTTTTAAGATGTATGCCTGTGGGGGGTTGACTGTTGGTGAACCAGAGCAACTGGCAGAATCCCCTTACCCACCAGTAGCAAGTAGAGGTCTGCCAGGGGATGTGACTGTCGGAGCCACCGTCGCTTACTGGCAAGGTTGGTTAAACCCTGATCGCAACTTGTTCAGCTTTTACCAAGGCGGGTCTGGCTTACGATGGACCCCCGGCGACTATCCCTGTAACCCATTCATCGTCGCGTTTTTACCTGGGCCGAATCGTTCTCTCCCGAAGGAGTACCGTTAAGTTCCCAGAACCCCCTTCTAAAAAACCCCCCTCTGGAGTGAGGGGGGAATACCATCAAGGAGGAGAGTGGATTGGCCCCCACTCAAGGCGAGTTTTGATTGCATATCTATGGTAGCGTAGTCTAGTGTACCTTGCAAGCACTACGTGGCTTTGTAAATAATATCTACCAATAAAGCACCCGATAAGGTACCATTCAGACCCGAATAGGTAGGAATAGATATGAAACACACAGAAGCCTTGATAAGGCTAAAGAACCAAATGAAAGAGGCGGGAATCACCTCCGCTGAACTCGCCAGGAAGATGGGTGTTGCCCGACAGCAGACCTATCGGTGGATCAACGGGTTACAGGAAATGAACCTAAAAAGGTGGGAAGAGGCTGCTCAACACTTAAACGTCCACCCTGCTGCCCTGCTCTGGGGCCACGATACGCCAGCGTTCGATGAGGATAAATTGGTTCGAGTGTTGACTGATATCCAACAGACCGCAGATGACAAAGGTGTGCAACTCAGCCCCACTCAAGTGGCTCGAATAGCAGTAGAATCTTATAAAGAGAACACTAATATAGAATTTCTTATTAAATTAGTGTCGACTTAACAGTTTGCGTTGTTGTACCCGATCGGTTACCATACCCAGGTATGGAACCTACTATTTCTGACAACGCATACCACTTCGTTTCCCGAGCCAAATCCACTCCGGTCCAGATCATAGACGGACTCCTTGATTCGCCCACACCAGTCACTTCTCTCGAACTAGCTATCGAGTTGGGGCTAGACCGTAAAGCGACCGCTAGAAGGCTCCCAGAGCTACACAAGCGACGTTTGTGTGACAAGGGTAACCCCAGAGAGTGCACCGTATCCGGTCGCTTGGCACAGACATGGTTTGTCTGAAGAACAGGATCAACCGCAGGGTCATCTCAAAGGTGACCAAATCGGCAAAGGGTGAAGATTGTCGGCTGATGTTTCACGAAATCTGCAATGACAATCCGGAGACGGTGGTGTTCGCCCACTTTCGACATCTAAGACTGGGTGCGGGTATGGGGTTAAAGCCAACCATCTTCGGCGCAGCTTGTTGCAGTTCCTGCCATGACGAGTGTGACGGTCGTACCCGAATTCTGGACAGAGATTTTGTCCGCGCAAGGCACGCAGAGGCATCCCTTATCTACCTGCACGACCTCTTATGCAACGGCTCGATCAAATTATCGTGAATTTTAGGACAGACGTAATTCGCCAGGATGTTATCGAGATCATCGAGAACATAGAAGGTGCGGTCAAGATTCTGGAATCCGGTGGTGCACAGCATGAGGTCTTCATCCGACCTAAACGCCGGTCAAACCCTCAGAACGATACGATCCACAAGATCTATCGGGAACTCTCGAAGAGATCGGGCCACACGATCGGTGAGGTTAAGGAATGGTCTAAGAGTAACCACCTCGGGATGAAGACGATCGAGGTCGGTGGCATCTGGCGGGAGATCCCCAGGTCAACGACAGACTTGTCAAGAGAAGAGGCATCCGAATACATCCAATTACTGGAGGCAACCCTTGCCGGAATCTGAGATACCAACAAGACATTTTATCCAAGGACTGGAGATTGACTTCTACGAGAAAGGACACAGCTACCAGATCGGCAACCGAAAGGTCATGGGTGTGACCGGAATGTCCAAGATGATGGGAGATGGCCTAGACGGACTCATGTATTGGTCTGCATCCTGTGCTGGGGAAGAGACGCTGGAGATTCTGAAAGGTGTGATGAAAGGTGAGATCAAGTTGACCGAATTAAACGTCACAGACCTTGCAGAACAGGCCAGGACTAAACATATGCGGGTGAGTGGCGAGGCGATCAGTATCGGCAACCTGACCCACAAGTGGCTGGAAGAACACGTTAAACACAGGATTAGAAATGGACGTTAACTACCCAGACAAACCGGTACACGATGGTGTGCGGATGGGGATAGATGCTTTCCTCGATTGGGAGACAGAAAACAATCCAGAGTATCTAGCGTCTGAGGAAGTTATCTATTACACCAACCCACGCAAGCCGACCCATGATTTCTGTGGAACCTTGGATGTCCGCTTTCGCATGGGCAAAGACCTGTGCATCGGAGACTTCAAGACAAGCAAGCGAGTTAATTTCGACCACTTCATCCAGCTTGCCCTGTATGCCATAGCGGTCGAGCAGATCAACAAAAAGGAAAAGGTTAAATGGCTGTACGTGTTTCGGTTGCCCAAAGAGGTGACGGATAAGCCACACGGTCGGTTCCAGTGTAAGCGCGTCAAGTTCACACCCACGCTGAGACGGATAGCAAAGGATGTTAACCGGCTCAAGCACGATCAGGTAGAAACGAAACGAGCGATCGGCAAACAGAGATATAAGTGAAGATCACTTTGACACCCGTGGAACAATCGATTGCAAAAGATGTAGGAACCATGCGCCTGGAGCAGTGCAGAGCAGAGGGTGTTCCTAACATGAAGAAAGGTCCGCAGTCAGACATCGAGATAGACGTACTAGGATCCGGCGCAGAGATCGCGTTCTGCAAGTTGTGGAACCTCTACCCAAACCTATCGAGCGAGAAAGACAATTACGATGCTATGACCAAGACCGGCCATAAGATCGATGTCAAAACCACCAAGTATCAGTCCGGTCGCTTATTAGCGGTCAGGCACAAAGTCCTAAACCCGGCAGATGTCTATGCACTCATGCTATGCGAGTGGCCGTCTTATACCTTTGCCGGATACGCCACAGCGGACGAGTTGTTTGATGACGGGAATCTTATCGACCTGGGGTATGGACTGACTTACGGATTAACACAGGATCAACTTAACTGAGGCTATAAATATGCGAATGAGCGACGAAGTATTAACCGGTGAGTTTGAAATGGGATTTATACATCTCACAGAAAAGGAAGTGGTAAAAGGAACGGATACTGGAAAGTATTCTATTCAAATGCGATTGAAACCGGACTCTCAAACACTGGAAGAACTGCAAAGTAAATTATCGAAATTCGACCAAATGAATGGCGAAGGATGGAGTCCTTTTAAGGTGGGGGAAGGTGAGTACGACACCGGCTTTATCCTTACTAAAGCTAAGTCCATATTCCAGCCTACCTGCAAAAATGCGGAAGGCGCAGAGATTGATCCCAGTGTTATCCGAAAAGGTGATAAGTGCCGAGCAATAATTAAATTTGCTGAGTTCGACACAGGAACTATGAAAGGCAACACGGTTCTTTTAGAAAGAGTCCAGCGTATCGCAGACGGAAGAAGTGGTGGTTTGGACTTCCCCGTTAAGGAGAAGAAAGGAGACATTCCATTCTAGTGTGGAATAGTACCGGTCGAAGTAACCCACACATCGGAGATGTCCTTCTTGTCTATGAACACAAGATCGGCGTAGTTGACCTTGGTATTTATCACGGAAAGCACAAGTGGGAACTGATTGGTGAAAACAGAGGACTTACAGACTTTGTTTCGCATTGGCAGATGCTGCCCGATCCCCCAGATGATGATGACGAAGATGACAACTCGGTTCCTTGGATTACGAACATAGAGAGACAAATGCTGGAAAAATTATGATCCCCACGCTGCCAAATTTATCCGTAAATGTTAGTTACGAATCTGACCAAGGTCTGGACAACCGGGGGTAGCGTGGGGTCACCTCTTCTTGTAACACCACCGCACGTTAAGGAAGTCATCGGCGTTAGTGAGATGACACTGCGCCGATTAGAGAAGACGGACGAGAACTTCCCCCGCAGGGTGCGGATCACAAACGGGTTGACCGCTTGGCACGTAGCGGAACTCCAAGCGTACTTTTCAAGTATAGAAAGAGTGGGACCAGCTAGGGACCAAAGTAGGGACCACCCCCGATAATTGCCTGTTTCTAGGGTTTCTTGATCGAACCCTTATCATTACGAATGCCCTGCTCTGCCAACTGAGCTACACCGGCATTGCTTGATTTTTCTATAAGAGTTCTCTAAAATTGGCTTACACCCAAGCATTTCTTGCATCTACATTCATATCTATTCAACTCTATCCATATCTACCAAATCAAATGAAAAGAGGGACCATCTAGGGACCATAATGAAAATCAGTCAAATTCGTACACTCAAGCCACGCGACAAAAGATACAAGTTAAACCTCGATGAAAGAGGGGTCTATGTCCGGGTAGCAACCAATGGGGAAGTCTCAGTCTACTACCGGTACTCACGCAATACTCAGAATTATGACATGAAATTAGGGGTGTTTCCTGCGGATACGCAAAAGGATATAGAGACAGAATACCTGACCGCCTATGCAAAAGTACGCAGAGGGGGGAACCCCAAAGTAGACAACCAGATTGATGAACTTCAAAAGAAAGAAAAGTTAGATGCCATAGCTTGTCGGCAAACGCTGGGTCAGGTTGCCCAGGAATACATCGAGGATAAGAGAAGTGAGGGGAAGATAAAAGATAAAACTCTGAACGGATATGACGGGCAGATTAAACGAGTCCTTCTGAAAGACGACATCGCAAGTTGCGCTATAGCCGATATCCGCTTAGACAGATTGAGAGACTTAAAGCTAAAAGTCCGGATAGAGAGGGGACCGGCTGCTGCGGGAAACCTTCATCGGGTGATCTCAAACATATTCACATTTGCAATGATAAAGAGGTACGTGGAGTTCGACATAACCACTTCTTTCAAACAGGAAAGGGATGAGAAACCGATCAGGGAACGTCCGCTCGAAGACGATGAGATTCGCTTACTGTGGAACAATCTTCACATCATCGGGAACCCAGTACGGGAAGAGGCAATCAGACAGGTGCTGTTGACTGGACAACGACCTATAGAGGTGGCCCAGATGCACTCCTCTCAGATACATGAGGGGTGGTGGGTGCTTTCAAACAAACAGGTGAAGACTCGCAAACGTCATCGAGTGTGGTTGACCCGACCTGTGGGTGGTGAGGGATGGTTACTCCCAGCCCATACAGAAAGCGGTCATGTGAGGGAAGATCAGTTAGGGAAGGATATGCACAAAGTAGTTAAGCGACTGAAGATGGATCAGGGTCCGGACATCTCACCTGTTCTGTACGATATGCGGTCAACAATGGTGACCAGGGTGAGTGAGAGATTTGGAGAATACTTAGCGCACCGCATGGTTAATCATACGAAAGACGGTGGGAACTTACCACCGGACAGGATAGGTCGTGCATACGACCATTACAACCCGGAGAAAGAAAAGAAAGAGGCTTGGATTTGGTGGGGAGAACAGATTGGGAAGATTATACAAGAAAGGAAGGTGTATCAGTTTCCAGTAGCTCATCCAGTGGGTTAGACCACTTGATAGACTTTAACTATCCGCTAATAAAAAGGAAGAACAACTATGGACAATTTGGGCGATAAGATCGCGCAAGCGAGGGGTATCATCTCATTGGCTGTAGAGTGTACGGAAGAAGAACATATGCAGAACGCACTGTGGGGGGCAGAACAGATCCTCGAGCAGGTGCAGAAGAAGTTGGAGGGTCCAGAGGCAGAGGTATTACCGATCAGGAAAACTCTAAGCGGGTAACCAGGGTTATACATCCTCTAGGGATCGCTGTTACACCGTAGTACTCTTCTTCTGCATACGTGTCCGCAACTTTGAGTTGGGTGTCGTCTTCAAACACAACCCAACCCCATTGTTCTACTTCTCGTATCTCAACTTCTTCTGGCGTATCCCATCCTGCGGATCCGCAGGTGTCTACCCAAACAATCTTGGCAAAGTAAGCTAGGCTGCTTTCCTTTCCTGCGCCTGGAAGTCCTCGAAGATGTCCGGTGCGTCTCCCAGAAAGCCGGTCACCCTTGCCCAATCCCGTAGCACCTGCATCTTGTCTCGCTTCGTGTCCGCTTTGCGATATCGTTCTTGAAAATCTGGGATGCGAAACGGTGTCTGCATGGTTGCTCCTATTTTGATTGGACAAGATATCTTTCTCTTGCTTGGGTCTGATTGAAATCGATCGGGGTTATAAAGTATCTGCATTATTTGTGGTGGAATCGACAATCGGTTCCAGGACTAATCTTCCATCTTCGCCCTTCTCCACGCGGTAGCGCGTAGGAACCATCTTCCACAGGGTTACTTCTTCTCCTTCGGTGTGGCTTTCCAGCCGGGTGAACATATGGTCTACCATCGCCAGGGGCGAGGTATGACCTGTCAGAGACATCATCCGCTCAAAGATGCGGTCGATCGAGCGGACTTGATTTTTGTATAGATCCACCTGAGACTCCTTTCAGAAATAAGCTACCCTCTATCAGGTCCAGCCCTGACCCCCCATACCTCCAGTTGGACCGGATGTACCACTACTATCTCGCCCACCTCTAGCCCTTGTTCCCATCGATCGAGTCCTGGCTGTACGTTGACGTTGACGTTCTTGTTCTGCTTCTCTAGCTGCTGCTGCCTTTTGTGCTGCTGCTGCTTTTTGTTGGTTACGCGTTTTGTCTGCTGCTATGCGTGCGTCTTCTTGTTTTCTAGCTGAATTTGCTAAAGCTGCAAGCGCAGCATTTTTAGACCTCATCTGGGCATTGGCATCCATAAGATTTAGATCACCCTGTGCGTTTGGAATATCCATCGTCCCAAAGGGGGCAGTACCGTAGTCTGGCTGAGTTTGCGGTGTATAACCCTGTGGAACAGTCTGTGGCTTACCGGCTAATTGTCCGGGTGAGTCTAATTGCCGTACTCCAAAAGCATTTCTAATAGCAGCATCAAACTTAGACAAAGGATGATCGGGGTTGTTCCGATAGAAATTGAGAGAATTTCGTCTTGTACGGTCGATCATCGCCTGTACCCTCTCATCATCCGGACCTTCCCAATTGGGACTTTGAGGATTTGAGGAATCAAGCACCTCTACCGGAGGGGGAAGAGAGGGATCTGTCGGTACCGGATATGGACCCATCATGGCTACATCATTCGCAAATGGCCCCGCTGGGTCGTTCCAGTTGGGATAGTGTGCGTTAGGACCAGCCCACTGGGTCGGCTGATAGTTGGCCCAGGGGTTCTGCACCCACGGGTTCATCATCCCATAACCACCTAAGAGGTTGCCCATACCGGATCCGCTGAACTTGTTAAGCGGTAGCATGGACGACATCGAGAACGGACTAAAAGGATTAGTCGGCATCATAGATGACTGCATACTCGGGTAAGGGTCATTCGCATACTGTTGGGTTGGATCACCCATCCCCCCCAGTCCTAGACGACTGCGGTTCATCGGTGTCATCCCTAGACCGGGATATTGCTGGGACCATGACATAGTTAACTCTCCGTATCGAAACTATTGGGTACTTGTGATTGTGGTGGTGCCATTCCTTCTGGCCTTTCAAACAATTGTAGATTGAGGCCCGAGAACACTAGGCACACGCGATCATTCGTGATGTGCAGGACAGCAGCAGTGCGGGTTTCAATATTAGTCACAACAATTATTCCCGTGACAGGTGTCTCCTCGAACGTCATCGCAATATTTACAGCGTAGTCGGTCGTTAGACTAGAAATCATCGAGGTCATGCCGGGAGTACAGATGACTGGAAATGGGATCATCAACTTCTTAGCATCTTCGGGGGGTCCAGCAGACACAAAAAAACCGGTCATCAGACCGGCTAGAAGGAGAAGGATGCGTATCATAAATATTTAACATGATACGGATCCGCAACAGCGTCCGGTGCCTCGGGCCAACCCCAATGAGTTTTGTCTACAGTGCGGTTCGCCTCTTGCGTCTCTGGTCCGATCGTCTCCTTTCCTTCTGCGTCGTAAGTGCTTGTGTATCTTACTTCTGTGACCGCATGATTCTGATGATTGCGGATAGCCTCGACACTGGCGAAGGACTGGACTCCGGACTCAAGCGCATTCCCGTGTCCGCGAACTTCATTCCGATAAGTCTTCCACTCGTCTGTCATAGCAGTTCCACCATCCATCTCTCTTATCACTCTCCAATCAGAAGGTGCGAGTAAAGAGGCGACGGTTGTTTTGATCGCTGAGATGACGTTTGCCTTCAGATCATCGACCGCTTTTTCTGTGGAGGCATAGGAGATAACCATCTCACCATCCACAAGGTTCATCGATTCCGCGCCAGTGTTGAAGTACCGTTGGTCCGGAGTCTCTACCCGAGCGGGATAAATTCCCGCCTCTGCCAACTCAGCTTTCGACCACTTACGGAATATCTGACGAGGGTGGGTCACACCATTTATCGTTATTTCTTTTGGTGTCCGTATGACACCTAAACTGTCACTGTGCCACATAATTTACCTCGCGTTTGAGTATTTGAATGGGTGGGAAGCTACGGCGTAGTAGATGTAAGATTGGGTAGTCTCGTTCTGAGAGCCACCAGATGACCTCTGCTTTACCCCATTAGAAACAAAATCAATCGCATGACCTTGTGAAGTAGCTTCATTACCGTTTGTGTTCACCCATGCGTTTTCAGTATTCGCATTATAGTTAGGTGGGCCAGTTAAGGATGGTGCACGTTTGTTGTCCCACAACAGCCAATCACTAGCTTGCGTATCGTAATAAGCAGAAGTTAGATTTTTCACCATGAAAAGTGCTGGCTTAAAGCCAAGATAGATAAAAGTTCCGTCGCTACCGGATGTCAGATTTCCGGAGTAGACGCCGGTCTTTGAATATCCCTCAATATCTGCAAAAAGGTAGGCAATAAAACTGTCGGTGTCTTTGTTGGTTCCATTTTTCGTGCCAACAGTAAAAACGCTTGACGTAGGAGCGGTATCGTTCCAAGCGAACACATCGTCAGTCCCTGCAAGAGTGGTGTTCAACTCCATATAATAATCTTCTGGGGTTGCGTTCATGTCCTTATGGTATACGTGCCAGTTTTCTGCGGTGGAAAGGTCTTTCACTATAATCATGGACGGGACAACGCCCAGATTATGGCTAACTGTACGGGCTACCCCCGTGCCGGTATAGGAGACAATATCAAAACCAGCGGTAGGAGTTTCTTTCCAGTTCCATGAAACATACGTTGCACCACTGGTGTTGTAATAAACGATTCCACTTCCCACCCCTAACGATCCTTGACCATAAGTTACGCCATCAGAAGTAACACCGGAAACATAACCATACTCATCTGCATTTTCTCCACCTTCAATCTTGTTTGATTCCGTTGTTATTTCCTTATCGTTCCCAAAACCTCTAACAGAATCGTAAGTAAGACGTGCGCCACCACCACTACCACCCCTTAATCCTTGAAAGAAAAAGTCTGGTTGGAAAGAGAGTCCTGTGGTACTCATAGCACCAGACGTACCATCGCCTGTCCAAAGTTTGGTGTCGAAATAATCTGTCGGCAACGCAATCTCTGGTGCGCTTAGATTGTCTGTGCATAGGGCAAGGTAATCGGTGGGTGGGGCATAGTAGAAATCGCCTTTACTGTTACCGTCCTGATTGCCTTGTGCTGTTTTTGTCGCAAAAAACGAACTGTCACTTCCAAAGTTAATCGCCCAATCTGAACTCGTATTATAAATAAGAGCAAAAGGTGCTACAGGATTCCCATCAGAGGCTATTACTGTCGCAAGGTTGGTATATCTTGCATCCGTTCCTGTAGCTGGATTAGGGCTGCCAGAACCTTGCCATGTATTATTTTTTGCAAACCATATTTTTCCAGCATCACAATCAAATGCAATAGAAACAATGTCACCGGTGGTATAAGTATCCGCATCACTTGATGATTGTGTATTGTTATTAAATGTTGATCCATCATTCTGATACGTCCACTGTGTATCTAAGTTGCCACCCCAATACCGTATGGAATCAGTAGATGTTGTGGCTATGCCAAATGCTTGGTAAGTTCCTGAAGTGGCTGTTAGTAATGCCTCAAAGTACCATTTGCCCGATTGAACAGCGATTGTTCCTCTTCCCTGTTCATACCCATTACTACCATCTTTATGAGATACCTTTAGGTTACCCTCAGAAAGAGTGGGTGGCCCAACAGGTTGACCTGTCGGATAACTCCAACTCAAATCGAGTGGATTCATCGTAGCAAAGTTATTAGACGGAGTGTCCCCGCATTGGTCTGTTGCTACCAGATTGGTTGCGGTAAAGGTGTTGTAGTTTCCGCTTGAGTCTGCGCCAAGACCACCAGTGTAATCAGAGTGGATCAGGAGTTTGGTGTTTGCGTCTGCTTCAAATGGGTTGCCACGGGTTTGTGGTGTGAATGCTGCGGTGTATCTTGCAGAATCTGAGATTCTTATCTCATCCATAGATCCATCTAAAGCATACCCAGCAACAATGCCACCAATTCGTAAGGTGTTGCTATCAGCTTGGACAGTTGCAGCAGAAACTGATGCAACTTCAGCACCATCTACAAATGCTTTTAATGTCGTACCATTTGATGACATAGCCACATGACTCCACTTACCAATGGAGAATCCATGACTCACATCGAACTGACTGGTGTTACTAGCAGTAAAAAACTGTATTGAGTCAGCATCCCAAGCAATATACCAACCATTTCCGCTTGCCTCGGTTGAATGAGCAAACGGTATTGTCCATGCTGGCAAAGTATCTGGCCTTACCCAGAACTCCACAGTCCAAGCACCACTTCCAAAATCCCAATCACTAGAGTCCGGTACTGTTAAGTAATCTCCAGTTCCATCTAGTTCTATCCTTGAGTCTGTGCTGATTGCAAGACCAGTGGATGTGTCTTCTGCCCATGTGCCTTGGTTTATATCGGCGTTTAGGAGTAGGGCTGTATTTATGTCATCTGTGAATGCGGTTGTTGATGGGGTAAAGGTTGTCCCATCAGGATAACGACATAATCTACTTAGACGCACAGAATCAATGAAACCATTAAATTCTCTTGGCCCACCTATTTGATTACCGATCCCTACCCTACCACCGTAAGTTGAACTTAAATCTACATTGCCACCAACCGTGCTATCTTGGACGCCATTAATATAAATTCTAAATGTTAAACTTTGGCGTAATAAAACAATATGCGTCCAAACATTTAAATCAACTGCATTGGTACTTGTATGACTTGTAGCCCAGCCACCACCATCAGAGTACTGGGCATTAATTTGTATTTTCCTATTCTCATCAATAGATAGCCAAGTAGAGTTATTTCCGGTCGAGTCTGTTCCGGTATAGATAATTAAATCACCACCACTAGAGCCAGCAGCAGTAGGCTTTATCCAAGCCTCATGCGTAAAATCCGCTAGTCCATACATAAAATCTGTACTGCTTGCGGTGCTAAATTCGTCGCCCGTCCCATCAAACACCATTGCACCCGCGCCTACCTTTGGTGCAAACCAGCGCATACCACCACTGACAGAGATGGTGTGTGTTTCAGAACTAGCATCTGTAAATGTTTGGGTGCCGTCTGTACCATTCTGCAACAAAAAGAGAGTATCAATGTCATTCGTCCAAACATCTGTAGGTAAATCAAAACTTGCTGTATACCTTGCATTGTTTGAAATTCGGATCGGTCCAAAATCTCCCAGCCACTCACCACTCGTGCCATCCCAACCATTTTTACCAAAGTAAACCGAGCCGTTGTAAGCTAGATTTGTCGATGGGTTTGTGCCTGTCCACGTATCTTCTAATGTTCCATCAATGAACAGATACCAAGTTGTAGACGACCTAACGACCGATACTAGATGCCATTTTCTATCATTAACATTAGACGTGCTGGACAACATAGCGGTCGCCCCATTCCCGTCATAATGGAAATACTCCACCCCTGGCCCAGTGGAACCAGACATACGGATAAGATTTGCCCCGGTACCCCAACCTGCATTACCACTCCCAATCATGCACGCAACAGACGCTGCCTGAACCCCACAATTCATCCAAAACTCAGCAGTAAAGTTAGTAGAAGTGCCGAAATCAAAACCGCTTACTGTTGCGACCGAAAGATAGTCGGCTTTAACGGATGAAGTTATAAGGCTTGTACCAACCTTCGGCCCAACCAGATGTGCATCACCATTTGCGGTTACATCATGATGCTGTGGTCTTTGGTTGGTTGCGTCACCGTTGGCTGTTATGGTGTGATCGCCTGAACTTGAATCATTAAAACTATCAGCCAACTCAGTAGAGTTATATTTCTGGTAGAACCCATTGGTTCCAAAGGTAACAGCATCTTTTACATCATCGCTGTCTAGGGGTATCCACATGTTCGTAGTGGAATCTAGCTCTCCAAAGGTTGAGGCAGGTAGTTGAGAACCATCTATGAAATAAAAGTCTGCAAAATACCCATCAAAATATATTCCACTAGCCGTATAGGCACCTATATCCATCGCAGTGCCACTTACATTTGGAAGATTTGTATTTTGCGCGAAGTATGTTTCAGTAGCAAAACTTGTTACTTGCTCTCCATTCACATATATTTTTATTCTGTCAGAGGCAGTCGCTTGAGTGCTATCTATAGATACGACAAAATGATACCAGCTTGAAGGATCGCGATACTTTGCATTTGTCTTTAGGTAAGCAACATAACTTCCGGTATAGTAGTAGAACCAAAATTCATCAGCATCAAACCATAGTAATCCAAGTTCATCTGATCCAGAACCAATATGAATTAGTTTCTTATACTCACTTTGATTTTGATAACATTTTTTAACCCAAGCACTCCATGTCATCTTCTGGCGATCACCAGTAGCGGTTGGGGTTCTCCTTAGAAGAGGACTGCTCCCATCATCAAACCGCAACGAGTTATCAATCTCATAACCGGCAGCAGCACTAGACTTGGCTAGGCCGGAATTAAGTATTGCCATTTAACTCAACGCAGCAGAAGCGGACACATATACGTTTGTGCCATCGCAGAAGTAGGAAACAAGATAAGTACCCGCAACGGATACATCTGTCGTAAAGGTCGCACTCTTTTTAACCTCCGACCCCACGCTTATTGCGTAGGCAGATGGGTTGATTAACTTTATGAATCCGGATTGACCGGTTGTTTCGTTGGAGAACTCCAGAACGTCCGCAGCACCGGGTGTGTAGAGAAAGTTATTACCTGTATTTAGATCAAGCGTTCCATCAGTAACTGTCTGCGGTGTTCCACGTTGGGATCCAGACCAGGATGCATCCGTAGCCAGCTTGCCAACCCCACTTCCAATATAAGCTACGTCTACTGCTGTGCCTGTCCAAGACCCTGCCGTTACCGCACCAGCATCGCTAACAACGAAACTGCTACCGGTATCCTGTATTAGTTTGCCGGTAGTCGCATCGAACCTGGCGACAGAATTATCTACAGCAGAACCCGGCCCCACCACATCTCCAGATCCAGAAGATCCGGTCGAGGCAGCCGTTAATCTCCCCTGTTGGTCAACGGTGATGCTTGCGAGGGTGTAAGAACCAGGAGTAACTGCGGTGTTATCGAGATTAAACGTAAGCGTCTCGTCCCCACCCCCAGACCCCTCAACAGTGGTTAAGGCAGTCCCGCCGAGTGCCTTACCCAGAAGGTATCCGGCTGTGGTGTCATCAGCAGAAACCTTAACCTTTTCGTCTGCATCGGTCGATGCCTGGAGTGCGGTTATCTCAGTCGCTGCTGAGTTGAGTGCTGTCTCAAGTTCTGATTTCCTAACCGCTTTTGCGGTAGTGGTTAGATCACCACCCAGTGTCGGATCAATTGCACTAGCCATTATTCGTCTACCCTGTTGCCACAGAAATAAGTGTTATAGGATTCACCCGCGATTGTCAGCGCACCTCCGGACTCCTGGTGAACGTAAACCTCAATATAGTCAGATACCGATAAATCGAGGATCGTAGAAACGATCATCGAGGGTTGACCGGTATTTGCTCCACCGTCGTATGCGATAAAGTAGTTGGTCAAAGCTGCGATGTCGGTATTGTTTTTAAATAAGCGGATCTCGTTGTCGTACAACGCTTGGGCTGTAAACTTAACCACTGCGTAGAAGTAGTACTTACCCGCAGTCGAGCAAGTGAACTTATCACTCGCAAACTGTCCACCAGTGTCGAACGATTCCGTCGAGAAGGTAACCTTGGTCTGTGTCCCGCTTGCTACACCAGTCTGTCCGGTTCCATTCTTGTGAACGTGGAAAGACTTATGGTCAACCGCAGTGGCAAATGCAGAGGTGACGTTTGTGTTAACGCTTTCCAGTGCGGTCTTGAGTGGATCACCCAGCTTGGTCTTGTGTTTAGCCCACGTAAGTTGATTGTCCGTACCCGTACTTCCATTGTCGGGTGGAGGACTGGAGTTGTAACCGGTTATGGTGACCGGTGTGTACGGATTGGTCATTAATATCTTGCCTCTAGTTGTATCCTGTGACCCTTACTGGGGCTGAACGGAAATAATCTACTCTTTGCTTTGCATCTCTAATATCAACCCCCGTAGCCTCCTCGAATTTTCTTTTGTCGGAAGCACTCATCCTCAACGCTTTGAATTCATTCTTGATATCGTCTGGTGCATTCTGTAGTAAGTGAGCCACAGCTATTTGCCTTAACTTCGGTACAGCAAGTTCAAACAGTTCTCTCTTCTGGAAATCGTCCATCTGTTTCCACTTTGGATTCTTCATAACTGCACCGTAGATCCATAGTGCATTTACCCCCATAATTCCTTTGAGGTATCGATCAATCTTTTTACTACCGGTAGGTGTTGGTTGAAGTTTTGAATAAGGTATATCCAATTTATCGACTTCTTGCTCGATAAAGTTTTTTCTACGGGCTGTAATGCCGGAAATTTGCCTTGCAAGAGATCCGGGTATGTTCATGCCGAACACCTTAAAATCCATTGGTTTCAGTTCACCAGGATGAATAGCACTCTTTCCAACCGGCAATCGCTGGTTTAGTACAGGGATGTTGGCAAGCATAGGCAGTAGTAAATTTTCTGCGACCGTATCTCCTCTGGTATCTCGATACTTCGCCCCTTCTTTATCAAACGCAGAATAGACATCTGAAACCTGTCGGATAGGTGTGGTAAACCCACTGGTATAAATACCCCCAAACTTTGCCAAAGTACCCAACATAGTGTCCGCATCTTTAGCACGCAAAGCATCTACCATCATCAACCCTGTTCCGGCGATCCGGTTGATACTCACTAAAGCAGTTGCCCAGTCAGCAGCCTTGAGACCACCTGGATCGTGCATTAAATCGGATATAAGTAGATAGGTAGAGAACGGCGCGTAACCTCTCAGGTCAATTACTATCTGCTCTCCCGATAGTGGATCTTCAGAAACTACATACTCGTACCACTTAGCTCCTTTCTCTCGTTGCTCCTTTCGTATTTCGTTAGCAACGCCCATAAATACAGTGCCTAACGTAGCCCTGGATGCTGCTCGGGAAAACTCCTCTGGGTTACCCTGTGCGAGTTTTTTAAGCGTGGAAGGACTTAACGCTTTCGCATAACCTAAAGGGGAGTGTTGTGCCAAAAAAGGAATAGCGTTTGCAAAATGGAATCGAGGGAACGGGTTAATAAGTGTTCCAAACGATTTATTCCATCCCTGCAAAAATCCTCTTATCGCTTTTGACTTTGGATCGGCTGCAAAAGACACCTCCAGCGCATAATTGACCGCATCCTGGAGTGCCTCCGCAGGAATCTTTTTTGGATCAATCTCCTCCAATTCACCCAGCTTGAGTCTCTTTACGTTCTGTCTCAAGCGTGCCTCAAACGCAAGTTTTCGGTAGAACTTTTCCTGCCACCTATTCATCCCATTAAGCGCATGGATAATTTTACCTACAGCTTCCACCTCATGCACTGACTTGTTCAGTAACATAGCCTTAGTCAGTGGCTTACCTTCAAGAATATGATTTATTAAGGTACGGTTCTTATCCTTCAGTCTTGCGTTTTTTAACGCATGGAAATTGGAAGTTAGAGTGTTCCAGATATTATCTAATGACTCGCGACCACCCCCACCCCGTATTGCACCCGCGAAGATGTCATCTACCGCACCAATCGTAAAACGACCACCTTGAGATATATAGTTCCTTATAGCGGTGACGAACTGAGTAACGAGAAGTCCACGTCTCGCGTTTTCAATAGACCGAAATGCCTCATAAATCTTGCCACCCTGTTCTTCTGCTTTGCGTAATTGTGCATCCGCAATTTGCTCAAGTTCCAACCTAGCTGCATCATCCAGTTCCGGTGCGTTGCGTGCCATAGATCTAGCCAATGCAGATAATCGAGCCAGAGAGCGACCGGAAAAGGAAATAGTCTCTTCGTACTCTTTTGCGAACTGAACAGGATCAAGGTTATATTCATCCATAACCTTCGAAAGATCATCAGTCGCAAGGGAACCGTCTTCTATCGCACCAATAAGAAGTCTTGAAACCCTCTTAAACAGACGTTCCGAATCCCCAGCCTCTTCCAAAGCTGCCCGATCTACGTTAACAATTACGTCTGCTTGGGTTTGATCGGTCATCCGATTTATAAAACCCCTTAACCCCAATTCCTCACTACTGCCAGTCCCAGTGGGTATATCGTCTGCGGTTGACGGTATTTCATCTACAGCACCAGGAACAGATGGCATATCAGTGTCATCTCCAACCCTGGCGATAGGTGCGGTACTGGTTAATGGTCGGTCAACACCAGCAAAAAGTTTCCAGATCGGATGTAATGATTCGTGGGCTACCTTAGGAATCTGACTCACCGTTGACCTGATAAGTTGCACTGGAGAAAACACTTCTCCGGCAAACGCAGCAGCATCACCCAGAAACTGGGCAGGACCGTACCCATCTCGTGTGAGTTCTGGATCCCCACCTCTTGCGCGAGTAACAGTATCCAATCCAGATTGGGTAATCTTTTCGACAGGTTCCCCAAGATAGGTTTGCGCGATTGCAGTAGGCAATGCAAAAGTAGACTGGATTGCCCCCCCTATTAACTGAAGGGAAGGAAGAATGGGATTCCGGGGTGACCCCTCGTCAAACGCTTTTCCAATCGTGGAGAACCCCTCGTCAACTTGCTGCCCGTATATCTGCTTTACCCTGGCTAACGGCCCTGTGACGCCTTTATCCCACGCATCAGACATAAAATCAGTAGCACTACCTAATTGTCCGGTCGCCTCTTGTGCGTGAATCCAGCCAGTATTCAGCGCATTCTGCTTCTCGACGGGAAGATCAAAAAAATCTTCGGAGACTTCTCTAGTGTGCGTCTTACCGTTGTAGGTGAATGCTACTTTTGCCATTAGTCACTGACACGGGTGGAACCGGTTGCTGTGCCAGTTTGATTGACGGGTGGTTGTCCAACACCCCCACCCAAACTAATTAAGAAGTCCAGCAGCGCATCTCCCACCATCTTAGCTCTCCACTCCTTCACAATATCCTTTACGGTTTTATCCTTTCCACCGATTTTGACTGTGTCATTCACCCCGAGTGTCCCGTTATATATGTTCTGCATAACGTCATAAGGTATTCCAGCCTCTACACCGGCTAGAATTTGAGCAACACTTCTTATATCCGGTTTACTTGTATCCGCAAGAACTCCGTCCGCTATCAGTTGCTGAGTATCGCTGACCTCTTGACCCTTTGATCTTAGGTATTCAGCCTTGCGGAGCGATTCATTAACCTCAGACTCTGCACGTTGCATTGCCTCTAACATCGGCATCCCAAGCACCTTTGCCTCGACTAACTTTGCATGATCTGCCCTTGCGTTTTGAATACCTTCGTTTCGGAAGTAATTTTCATCGACTAAAGCCTTAAACCGAGCGGTCTGTTGCGTCGCTTGTGCCTGACCTCTTAAAGTAGACACACCAGCAGTCGCATCTGCTCTTAATTGGGCTGCTGTCATTTCAGCTTGCTGTTGTGCGCTAAGATCACTCAGATCAACAATAACTCTCTCATCGGTATTCGGGTTAACCCGAAGATAATGACCCTTTCTATTTTCTAGTGGTGTATAGGTATAAGGAAGATCCTCGATCGGTTTAGCAACTCCATAAGCAACATACTCACCGTTGGTTAACTGTTCCTTTTGTTCTGCAAGACGACCGTCATCTGTTTTAATTATTTTTGTGCGTAATGATGGGAGACTATCCGCTTGAAGTTTTAGATCAGTGTGGAGATTAGGATCGTACTCCTCGTCGGTAATTTTTCTTCTTTCCCCTGTCAACTTACCATTTTCATCTAAAAGACTTACCCACATCCTAGTGGGTTTAGGTTGTACAGGATCCTCCATATCCGCAGTTCCTGGCTTAACAGACAACCATTTACCTTTATCTTCGAATTGTTCATTTGGATCTGCGGGATAAACGCCGGAGTCTTCATCACCCACCAATGCACCACTACCATACAGAAAAGCGTCTCTATCCCCCAAAGTCTTGAAGTGTTTTATTTCTTTGGTATCTCGGTGCTGCAACATATAACCTTCTTGATCTTTTGATGTAACAGGCAACCCAGACAGTGCTTGCATCGTAGCTTCGTGCATACCGGCATCACCCAATCCCATATGGGTGGAATAGCGGTCAGTCTGTTTGGCTAATACGTTCAGCATCTCCTGTATTTCGGGTGGGATCTGCTTTCCAGCCTCTTTATATTTAAGCGCAACATTCATCAACTGGGTCAGACCTTGCTGAGACATCTTGTGTCTGTCCGTCATCCCTTGATATTCAGCAGTATGCTGTTTATCCAAACGATTAAGACCGGATTCGACACCGGCTGCAAGACCTGCTCCTAATGATCCGAATCTAGCCATTAG